GGATACTAACCATGAAAACGGAAACAAACCCAATGTTAGCCGAACAGCTTGTTCTAACTTGCCTAAAAGAAGCCTATTTCCGTAGGGTTAAGGATGAAAAGCTGGGCAAAACCAAGCAACTTACGGAGGAAATCGATACTCTGGAACACGCGATCAAATACATGAAATCAAAGATAAACCATGAAACAAGCACCAAATAAGAAAGCAGCAAAACGAGGCCGTCCGCCAAAATCCAAGATTATCGTGGACGAGGCTCCATGTAGCCTAGCCAGTCTAATTGACCAGCAGGAGGAATTAAGCGATGATTACCTAGTAATGCGTGTATGCAACAATCCTACTTGGGTGATTGTCCGCATGGATGGGGTCGCAGTCCCAGTAAAATGCCCATCTAAGCTATCAAATAAACTTGTTGGCAAGCGCATCAAATTGTGCCTAGTATCAGCTGACCCCGAAGATTATTACGAATACGTATCATGAGTCCAGAACAAGAGCTTGAAGATGAGTCGCTTATCTATGCGGATAAGGAACCAGACATTGGTGCGTTGACCGATGCGTATGATACTTGCTTGATTGACTTGGACTACTACTTTGAGTCCTGCCTTCGCTCGTACAATGATCGGCGTAATATCTGGGATGGGAAGAGCGATGACCTTCGTAAGAACGGTGCAAACGCCTTTCCATGGCAGGGTGCATCTGACCAAGAGGTGAATGTCGTGGGTGAACGGATTGACATGTACGTGTCTCTGTTTGACCAAGCTCTTCAACGCAGCCATATTAAAGCATTTCCAACTTCGATGGCCTCGATGCCACGGGCAGCTGTGGTGTCAGCATTCCTTAAGTGGATGCGTTCTACTTACATCCCAGACTTCAAAAACCAGATGGAGTTGGGTGCAAACTATTTGCTAGAGAAGGGGATTATGATCTCCTATGTCGGCTGGAAGCGAGAAAAAAGGACATATTTGCAACAAGTATCCGTCGAGCAAGTCGCTCAAGCATCCCCTGATCTAGCAGACCTTATTGTTACTGGAGCCGACGACGAGATGTTGTTGACGCTGATCCAGCAAGCATTCCCAGATTTGTCCGTTAAACGGGCTAAGAAGGCTATCAAGGATATGCGTAAGACTGGAATGGCTGAAATACCATTGGCGCGTCAAACTGTTGACTGCCCCTTGGTTTATTCGTGCGCCCCAGACGGCGAAGTTGTATTCCCACCGTATGTCTCTGACCCTCAGCGTTCCCCGTATATCTTCTGGCGCACATTCCTAACCTCGCAGGAGCTAGAGAAAAAGGTGACTAACGAAGGTTGGGATCGCAAGTGGGTTGACTTTGCTATCAGCAACCTCCGTGGCAAGGATTCCATGTATCTCGATGGCGAGAAGGTCAAGACTGTGACCCGCCTGCCAATCACGGACGACAATGACCTTGTTATGGTGGTCTATGGCTATCAACGTCTAATTGACGAGGAGGATGGAAGCGAAGGCATCTATTGTACCGTATTCCATCCTCAAGCTGAAGGCTACGCCAAACACGAACTTCTTAATGGATACGATGACTACCCGTTCATCGTCACCCGCCTTTCAAATGACCAGAAACGAATGTATGAAGTGCAAACCTTTAGCGACATACTCCGAGGCGCACAAATGCAAATCAAGACGGAAAGAGACTCGCGCATCGACCGTGCTTCTCTTGCTACTCTTCCACCTCTTATGCACCCTGCTGGACGTCCTCCGTCTGATTGGGGGCCAGGTCGTCGCGTTCCTTATCGTCGCCTCGGTGAGATTGCGTGGGGTCCAGTTCCTCCAATGGATCAAGGTTCCATGGAGGCGGAAATGTCCATGAGGGAGCAAGCAGATCGCGCTGTGGGGCTTGACCTCAAAAACCCGCTTACGACCGCGAGACAGCAGTTCTACGTGGGCAAATTCCTTGATCATGTCCGTGATGTTCTGGCGATGGCGTGGAAATTGTTCCAGCGTATGGGGCCAGATGAGGTTTTCTTCCAAGTCACGGGCAATCCAAACCCACAAGTCATGCAGAAAGGCTCCCCAGACGAGAACTTCAGCATCACGGTTAACTTCGACTCATTGGCTACTGACCCAGAGACTGCTGAAACTCAGCTCAAGAATATGGTGTCCTTGGTGCAACTTGACCGCAACGGCATCCTCGATGTGAATAAGTTGCTTGAGTTCACGGCATCCAGCATCAATCCGATCTTTGCGGACTATGTCCTTCAACCTGCTGAAGAAGCCCAACAGAAAATTCAGAAGAATGTTACCGACGACCTTGCTAAAATCTTTGCTGGCATTGAGGTTCCAGCTCAACCAAATGGCGCACAGATTGCAATGCAGATGGTTCAAGCGTATGTCCAGCAACCCGATGTTGCACAACGCGCACAACAGGATGAGGCATTCGCGGCGCGACTCCAGAAATACGCCGAACAATATCAGTTCCAGCTACAACAAGCCCAGAACGCTGAGATTGGCCGCATAGGTACGGCTCCAGCTGAAATGGGTGGAGTGCAAACCCAAGGTATGCAGCAATGAAGAAGCAAATGATCAAACGCGCAGATGGTTCCATGTCCCAGCGCGGGATGTGGGACAATATCCGTGCCGCTAAAGGCTCTGGCAAGAAGCCCACCAAGGAAATGCTCAAGCAGGAGCGTAAGATCAAGCGAAAGGCAAAGTAATGGAAAAGCGTTTCACCAAGGTCGTCAAGAACCCCAAGACTGGTCGTACTCGTACAATCAAGTTTGGGCAAGCAGGACCAGCTAAAGGCGGCGGCGATCGCATTCGTCCAGGCACGTCCAAAGGCGATGCTTATTGCGCGAGGTCTAATGCCATTAAGGGAGATTGGCGCAGCGATAAAAACTCACCGAATCAATTAAGTCGAAAAAAATGGCGTTGCAAGGGTAATAAATCTATGAGATAATAGTCTCATGGTTGAGCCACAAGAATCTTACATTGTAGGAGGGCCGATAAAAGAAGGCAAAAGAACATTCTACATGTGCAAATGCCCATCATGTGGAGACATTAGAAAGGTCAGAAATGATTCCATACACAGAATTAAAAGTTGCCATCCATGTCATCACAGGACTTCTAGGCCACCAAAACCAGATGGCGACTATGAATGGTGTAACAAATGCAAGCAATGGAAACAATTTGGTGATTTTTGCTTTAGGTCTGATGGCAAAGTAAGATCGTGTAAAGAATGCGAAAACAATTACAGACTGCAAAACCTGCAAAAAATTAACGAGTATTCTAAAAAATACCGAAAAAACAATATCCAAAAGTCTTTGTTTTATGCTGCTAGATTTAGAGTTAAAGAAAACAAACTTGACTTTGACATTGAATTAAGCGATATCATTATTCCAACAGAATGCCCAGTTCTTGGCATTGAAATATCAACCTCAAAGGAAAAAAATAATAGCCCTTCTTTAGATAAAATTATACCTTCACTTGGTTACACTAAAGGAAATGTAAGAGTGATTTCTTGGAGAGCTAACTGGATTAAAAACAACATGACACCAGAAGAAGTAGAAAAACTTTACAATGATTCCCGCAAGTGGAAGTGCAAGGGCAGTAAATCTATGAAATAATCTTATGAAAAGCAAATCATGCGGCTGCGGCCACGAAGAAAAGGAATACGGCAAAGGCAAGAATGGCAAGAATGGCAAGAAAGGCTACGTCGAGATTGAGATCAAGATGAGCCGTGCGCCGAAAAAGAAAGCTAAACGCAAGTAATGAAAAAGCCTAAAACAAAAGCAGCCAAACAGGCTAAAGTTGGGAAGGTCATGCGGGAATACAAAGCTGGAACCCTCCATTCTGGCGTTAATCCCAAAGGCCCAAAGAAAGCTCCAGTTGTAAAGAGTCGTAAGCAAGCAATCGCTATCGCACTTTCCTCGGCTGGAATGTCCAAACGCAAGTAATTAACATAACCAACCAATGACACCACTACCGAAACCAACCGTCCAGCAAGCAATCGAAGCACTCTCCGACCGAGATGAGTTCAAGGCAATCGTCCAGTTCATCCGTGAAGAGCGTGAGCGTTTCTTTGGAGACTTGCGCCAGTGCGTAGAAACTAACGAGGTGATGAAAGTCGCTGGTAGTATTTCTACGCTAGACGAGCTATTGACACTTTTGTCTGATAATGTTACACAATAAACACAACCCCATATCTAATATAAATATATGATGCCACCCCCACGCCCTCCCAAGGGAGGCATGATGCCACCACCCCCACGCCCTCCACAAGGCGGTCCCACACGCCCTCCACAGGGAATGCCAATGCGCCCACCTATGACGGCAAACAAAGCACGTGGTACTGGACCATCTCACACTACTGTGCGTGCTGGTTTTAAATAAACAGTCTTGACAGAGCTTTAGTTTTATGCCTTAGTCTCAACGCCCGAAAGGGCTTTGTTTCATTGTCATTGGTTATTTGGGGTCGCAGGTTTTTCGTTTTTCCTGCGGCCCCATCTTCTTTTAGGCACACCTAAAGATTGCAGCTTCCGCTTCCTGCTCTTGGATAGCGTCAAAGAAACTCTCTATATTTCTGCTGTGTTCAATGTCTTCAACCTCCGACTCAATGATGTTGATGATGTCTCGGCTTCTGGCTTTTCTTAAGGCTTTTCGTGAAATCTGACGGACTCGCTCTACGCTTACCCCAAGAACCTCGCCGACCTCCCTATACGGCGCGTCCATATTTTGCAGCACATAGATTTCTTTCTTACTCAGACCCAGTTTGTATATTCTTCCCCATATTCCGCTGAGGTCTATGTTGCACTTTGATTCGATCTGCTTCTCTTCGTCCAAGCGTTTCAAGTCAGCTTTGATCTGTCTAAGTTCTGTCTCTGAATCATGGATTTGATCTTGGAGCATTCGAATTATCTCGCGCCCGTCAGCTATCCTTTTCTTATCGAATCGGATGCTCTTGTTCAGCTCGGCTAGTCGGCTCGTTAGTTTATCTGCGTTCATTGGTGGAGTTATTTTTGCTGATCTAGAAGTAAAATCAAGATTATTTTTTAGCAATTAAGTAAACTCTTTATAATTGGCGTGCGCCATGGCGTGCGCCAAATGTGGCGAATAACTGGCGAAATACTGGCGTGATTCGACTTAACTGGCGAGATAAGTGCGATCAAATAATCCATTATGGACATTTTATGGGTGTTTTATCATACGTTGAAACATCGAAGGAACTCCCGGCATTCGAGGAAAGTTCTAAGCATAGTTCGCCTTAAGCGGCTAAACCATGAAAGAACTCCCGTATATTCTTCGGATAAGACTTTTACACACCAGCTAGGCTGGAACCAATGATAGCAGAGGGTTGAGGCTGTAGGTCTGCATCAAGCTCATTGATCGTCACACTCTATTTAGCTACGCCGCGACTTACTTCAAGCGTAGTACCCTGTGAGACTTTTACCTAGA